TTGTCCGGAATGTTCGAGGAGACTCAATGGACGGGACCCATTGATGTTAATACAGTAGTAACTAAGGAAGGCGATATATACGCATTAGAGTTTACTCCTAGGATGGGCTATGACGCTTTCCCGACACTTCTGTATGGGCTTTTTGACGGGGATTTTGGATCCTTCGTCTCGGATTGCTGTAGGGGTGATTCTCCCGAACTCCCGCTCAAAGATGGCTTCGCTGCGGGTGTTAGGATTTCGGTCCCGCCCTGGCCGTCCGAAGATTTTCACTCCAAGCCAGGTCTTCCAATCCGCGGATTATCTGAATCTAATCTCAATAAATTCTATCCTTACGAGGTTAGTCTCGAAGGCGATAGAATAGTTACATCCGGAGGATGGGGTATTATCGGAGTAATAGTTGGTCATGGTTCTACGATGGACGAAGCCTTTGAAGAGGCGTATAAAATCTGCGATAAACTACGTTTACCAGACAAGCAATTTAGAACTGATCTCGCAGAGGTTTTTACAAAAGAGTTTAGGCAAATAAATCGTTCTTTAGAGAAGACTTTTACAACAAGTGTTTAGATAGCAAATATATATGCCATTTCCCCCATCATTTACGAATTTATGGGACACAACCTTCCCGCTTGACACCGAGTTAGCGAACCTAATCGGCGCTAACCTACGTCAACTTCGCGTCGATGTAATGCAGCGTCTTAGCTTGCTAAGTGGAACGTTAGTTAATCGACCGACGCCAGAAATAGCAAACGCTACGTGGGGCGGGGCGGGGTTCGGTCTTATATTCATTGCCACTGATACTAATCAGATTTTTCAGTGGAATGGTACTGCCTGGGTCCAAATTTCTGTGGCGGGAGGAACCTCTGATTATGATGATTACACTCCCGTTATATTTGCAGCGGTAGCTCCAGGAGTAATTCGGACTGTTAATATTCCTGTAGGAGCTGTTCAGAATTTAAGTGCGGTTAGTTCTTTTATTGAAATCGAAACCTCTTTTACAATAACAGGAGCAACTGGACCTGCTCCTGGATATGTACTAAAGATTAATGGAACTACAGTTTTGAACGTAGGCTTGGCCGCCAACGCCGGGCCGGTGCGTACAAAAACTACCGTGGTTATTTCATCTGGGACAGTTCCTCGTGTTACTTCTCTTCTTCAGGATAATTTGAATACAGCTTCATTACCTGCCGTTACGAGAAGTACCTTAGGAGTTATTGATGGAACTGCTGTAGTCGCCGTTCAGGATTCATTTAGCGGAGCAACTACAATTACCGCGACAGTCGATTACATGCATATTCGCGTAAGAAAGTAAATGCCTGTCGTTCAACAACGCGAACAGCTACGCTCAGAAGAATATGCTGAGTTTCCTATTACCGGACCTTTCGGAGGTATCCAGTCCGAATTACCGCTCGATCAGATAGAAACCTTTGGATTCGCCGATTCTCCTAACTTTCTATTTAGAAAAGGCATAGCCTATGTTCGTCCTTCCTTTGCTGTTCTACCTGCGTTCCCTATAAATCCTGGGAGTCCTGTTCTAGGTGTAGCCGATTTCTATACCAAGAACGGCGCTAGAATCCAGACTGTTTTGACTTCTACGAATCTGTTTCAGTGGAATCCTGGTACCCAGACATGGACTCAGATAACTGGTCCCCCGGCTTTTAGCGGCTCTGCTACGCAGATTTTTACTTGGGATGTTTTAAACAATCAGCTCTGCTTCTCGCAAGGCGCCGATAAGATTTTTATATGGGACGGAATAGCAGCTTCTTACACTCAAGTAGCGACTGCTCCGGCTACTAATCACATAGCCGAAATAGGTCTTCATTTAATGACCTTGAATAATCTCGAAGGCGGAACTCAATTTACTCAGAGATATAGATGGAGCGGAATCGGAGATCCTACGGATTGGACTTCGTTCTCCTCTGGAGCTAATGATAATCTTAATAATTTAGGCCCAGGACAAGGACTTCTTAAACTTGGTCAGTATGGCTATGGGTGGCATGTCAACGGAATTATTCAGATTCAGCCGACTGGAATAGGCTTAGCGCCGTATTTCTTTTCCACGATAGCAAATGCAAGCGTCGGGGAATTTGCTGCTAGAACATTAGATCATTTCAACAAAGACGGCGTTGAATGCGCCGTTTATGTCGGCTTTGATAATGTTTACATCTTTAATCAAAGCTCCGTTATTCCGATAGGTGATGCTCCAATAGATGGCCGTCGTAGGCTGGGAGCGCGTTCTAGAATTTTTAATGATTTGATCTCTGGAAACCCAGCCAATGCTTATGGCTACGTGACACAGAATATAAAGGGACAGGTTTTTAATGCTTATTGGCTTATTATACCGAACGTCAGTACTTGGATTTTTAACTTAGACGAAGGTAATTGGACTAGATTTACCTATCAAGGTGTTCAGACTGTAATGGGTAAATTCTTTAATCCAACTGGTGTTAGAATTATTGATCTCGTTGGTAGAATACAAGATCAATCCTGGACACCTGCCACTTTAGGTACGAATTCATTAGATGGCATAATCTTGGGCTTTAATAATGGTCGAGTTGGTTACGTAGATTTTACAAATTATTCGGAGCAGCCCGCTCAGATTAAATCAGGTAAACACGTTTTCGGAGATAGAAGACATAAACATACCGTCAAAAAGTTTAGACTCGTAGTCTTCGATCAAGGATCCGTTACCTATACAATAACAGTTTCTAATAATAGCGGATATTCTGAAACACAAAACGTAACACTCGGAAATGGAAGTGGAGATTCCATTAGTACAATACTAGGCTTCAATGTACAAGGTCTTCGTATTACATGGACGTGCTCTGTACCTGCCGGGCAGCCTGGGGCTGTTATAGAGTTTTGTCCAATGTGTGATATTAGTGGAGAACAAAGAGGCGGGACGATAGACGGATGAAATGAAGATAGCTCCTAATCTTCAGTTTGCTGTCATAGAGCCTACGAAGAAATCTCTTGAAGCCTTCGTGAGAATGATTAGATCCGTTTATCAGAATTTTACTACCGCCTTTAACGGAAACATCGGATTTGGGGATGGTACAAATCTTGACAATATAAATGGCTCTTGGATAAACGTAGTAGCGCCTGTAGCACCTGATACAGATTTTACCGTAAATCATAATCTTGGGAGGATCCCATCGGGATATTGGATTATGCAAAAAGATAGAGCATGTGATATATATACAGGTTCCATAGCTGCGACAGCTACGCAGCTTACCTTACGCGCCAACGTAGCTAGTGCCGTTCTTCGTATTTTCGTTATTTGTATTCTTATAAACTTAGGCTTTTTCGCAAAGCGAAGCGAAGCTCAAGGTGTTCATCATCAAGAAATAGCTTTAAAGGCTACTGTCGCCGCAGGCTCTAGTGGTTTATCAGGTTCTGTGATGCAGCCTATTCCGAGTGCTATTATTACTGTATGTAATGGAAGTGTACTACCTATAACAGGTTCTACTTGTACCGGATTAGCTTCCATATTCTCGGATGCCGCTTTAACGCTCGCGTTATCGAATCCTTTCAATGCTGATCTTAACGGAAATTATGGCTTTTGGACTAGCCCAGGTTCTTATATAATAAGTGTTGGCGGAGCTAATATTACTACGTATAGCTACGCTATTACTTTGGCATGTGGTGTGAGTTCAGTCTGTGCTTATACTGGACCAATGTCATTTACCGGCACGGTCAGCCACAGCGGGACGGAGATGTTCAAAAACATCAACAGCCGTCTCTACATAACCAGCGCAAACGGCACGGTTAGCGATCAAGGCTGGCCCGGATCTGATCCGTGCGCATGGATCACCGCAGCCGAAGCAGCGCTTCCTGTTACCGGCGGAATCGTTGATGCCACTGGACTGCAAGGCGGGCAAACCGCATGCGCCAGTTCGTTCACAATTGGCGGCTTGAACAATAAGCCCGTCACGCTGCTTTTAGACGGGGCTGTGATCAGCGTGCCGAATACAATCACATTAAACGGCGGTTCTCTGCTGATCGGTCATGGAAGCAATAGCAATGGTCCTTTCCCCACCAGAATCATTGCCAATCCAGCCACATTTCCAAGCAACACAACGTTGCTGCAGTTTGACAATACACAGATAAATTTCGACATTCGTATTGTAGGCTTTGAATTGGATTGCTCCAACGTCACTGGCTGCAGGGGCATAGATACCGGAGACCTGCAGGACGGAGGGAAAATTGAAGATGTGTGGGTTCTCAATTATAAAGCCGCTACGGGAGGTTGCCTCAACACCGGAGTGGCAGCGCCCACGGAGAATTGGCAGGCCACATCGTTAAGCTGCGTTCGTTCAACTTCAGCCGTAGTTACTGGTGGCGATATTTCCCTGAACGCCTTAGGCGATCACTTCATATTCCACACTGGGGGATGCGGCACCTCGGCAGGTTCGACTTCCAATGCCTGCATCCAAGTCAACAACAGCAATTTAGTGATCAGTGGGTACCACGCCGAAAATGCGACGGACGGCATCTTGTTCACCGGTAACGCGGCAGCTGGCGGCACAAGTTTTGTCGGGGAAATAAACTGTCTGAACAACGTCACGAACTGCATACACTTTTCCTCTAATTTCAACGGCAGTGCGACTATCGGAGCAATCAAGAAGAACAGTGCGACAACGGCGGTCAAGAACGACAACGCAACTATCAATGACTCGTGCAACGACGAAAACGCTGGCTGGTACTTTTTTAGCGGAGTAAACGCCAATCCTCAACGATTGACGAGTTGCAGCAACCTGCCGAATTTCGTATCAAACAATCCGACGATCCCGCCCAATGGAACTGGATTCGTCATCCAGGACAATACGCCAGCACACGTGCAGAAAGTTGGCGTTGGACCTAACGTGACAGGCAACGACCAAGTGGGATTCTATAACTACACCGGGTCGAAGGTGGAATTTTACTGCCAGCTGCTTTCTCCGTTTGGATGCTTTGCTGGCAATGGCGCACTCAGCGAAGTGGCGAATGGAACAACGGCGCAAACTGTTGGCAATGTGATCCCGTTGATGTGCGTTACTTCACAGAAAACCGAAAGCGCGGCGGATGCGAACGTATTGACCTGCACGCCTCCCGCAACAGCTGGGAGCTATCGTCTGAGAATCGCCAGCTCTATTTCAGCCGCCAGTGCCGCGACTCTCGGTTGGACGGCCACATGGACTGATAGCAACGGTAACGCCGCGACGCCAACTAATTTGCCGGTATGTCTCGCATCGACCGGGGCATGCGCAGCGACCACCGGAGCCTTAAGCGCCGTAGATCGCTTCTCGGGAGAGTTTCAGATCGACGTTAACAATGCAGCGACTGCCATTGGCATCAAGCTGAAATTCAGCGGCACATCCTTCACCGCCAAGGTGAGTGCGACGGTGGAACGAATCATCTAAAATGGCGGCATTTAGGCTTTAGCTGGATGGAAGAACCCATGAACAGCACTTGAGAAAACTTTTAGTTCTAAGTCTGCTGCTTGTTACTTCGTGCTACACAGAATAGAAGGTTTATAAAATGCCCGTACTAAGTTCAAGTGGAATACTTCAGTTTCAAATAGGTGACTTAGTTAACGAAGTTTTACTTCGTTGTGAGAATAGAACTACCGATACGAATCGCGCAGCGATATGGCTTCGTGATGCTTTGTTAGAGATAAGCGGCTCGCCTGATTATCGAGACGATTTTCCAGAACTTGAAGAATTTGGTCCTCCATTCAACCTGATCGTAAATCAACAGGAATACGCCGAGACTTTATTAACACCTGTAGGAGATATAGTCTCCGTTGCTACTGATATATTGATATGGACTGATTTCCCAGCGAATACTGTTCGTAGAAAACTGGATTCTTCGCATTATCAGAAGACTGATAGGTTTACTCCGATATTTAGTTTGCCTACCGAATGGTACAGATTCTCTACTAATATTGGATTTAATCCCGTCCCTGATAAGACGTATCAAGTTCAGATGCGTATGGTTAAGATGCATCCGATTAATGATACGGTGCTGACACAGACGATCATATTATTACCACGGGACTGGAATGAGATGTTGGTGTGGTTTGCGGTGCATAGAGGGTTTAATGAGTTAATGGAATATGAGAAGGCGATTAAAGTTCACCAAATGCTCCATGGAGATCCGAAGGATCCTTCGCAGCCGGGCTTAATTTATTCTGTGAAGAGAAAAAGACGGAAGGAATCCTGGAGAATGGAATCTCGACTGACTTTTACAAGAAGACCGTACATGTGGGGAGCCTAAATATGTCCACTGGAGCTGGCGCTTTATTTAATGTTAGCGGCGGAAGTGATATGATCCGGGTTCCTGGTGGTCCTTTTGTAGGCGGAACCGGAGGCGGCTCGAATCAGTGGATGAATTATCCGTCTCTTCCAAATCTCGGGGCTTCTAATACGACGCCTGGTGGTACTTCGTCTGGGGGGTATAATTATGGAACAGGGATAGATCCTACCACAGGTCGTTTCTCCGGGGCTGGAAAAGCTGGTCAGTATTTTCCTAATGTCCCTGGTGGAAAAAGCGATATGGGCGGTAATGTCTTTACTGCTCCGACATTTGACCCTGGTTTCACCAGTCAGTTTTATCAAATGCTTCAGCAAATAATGGCTGGATCAGGCGGAGGTCTTCAGAATAATTTACTAAGTTTTCTAGGAGGTGGACCGAGTTCTATACCTGGCGCCGCAGGCATGACCGAGATGGCTAACACAGGGGATCCCATCTCGGCGTTGCCTGAGTGGCAGTCTATGATAGCGGCGCAGCAGCAGAATATACAGCAGAATCAAGCTAACTTGAAAGAGCAGTTCGGCTTTGCTGGCGATTTAGAATCATCGCCCTTTGGAACGGCGATGAGTAATTATATGCAGCAGACCTCGAAAGACGAGAATGCCTTGTTAGCACAGCTAGAACAACAGGCAATGGAATCGGCTATGGGTCGTAAGTTATCCGCTGATACTTCGTTAATGGGAATGGCTGGAGCCGAAAGTCAGTTTCTAGATCAACTTTTCAGCGGAGCTGCTACGGCAAGTCCGGGATTATTTGAGAAGAATAAAGGATCTTTGTTAGGCGGAATCGGCTCTCTAATAGGCGCAGGTGCCGCTGGAGCTAGTGCTGGTCTGGGGGCTGCCGGTGGTGGTGCAGGTTTAGGAGCTTCTATCTTGGCAGGATTGGCGGCGATATGATATTACATGAGAGATTTGAGACTTTACAACTGCAAGTGGATGCTTTGAAGAACGGTACGAATCCGATAGTATTTTTCCCCGAGGGTACTCCTCAGATTCCTAAGGCACCCGATGGTATGAGAATCATTAGGCGAAGCATTGGCACTTTCTATGCGAATCCGAATATTATTTCTGAAAAAATGATAGACGAGGCTTTGAAGAAAAAACTTCTATGGGCGCTTCTCGGATTTGTTCAAAGTAAGAAAGAAGCTCTTGAAAGCGGGACTCCTATCGTTGTAGTAGCACGTAGCACCGAAGGACGTGAGATAAAAACTGCCGTCGTAGATTCTAGTAGAGGAGATTTAGTCTCCATGCAGGTTTATTTCTTTTATCAATTCTTTCCTGAAAGCAAAGTCTCCGCTGAGCCTGGTTATTATGTAATCGCAGAGCGTTTGCAGGGTGATATATATGCCTCTGAAGCGAATTGAGGTGATGTAAATGGCTCCA